TGAAACAAGTACAAGCTCCAGACAAAAGACCAGCATTAGCTTTTGATTCTCAAGAAGAAGCACAGTTAATAGCTGATTCATTAAATGCGTACAGATACAGTCATGTAGTTAGTACAGAACTCAACGAAAAAATACGAACATTATGTGACGTAGTATTTAAATGTCAAGAAATGTTTAACAAAAAAGAGGAATAAAGAATATGAATAGCACATTTTTAATGCATTGTGGCGGTAGACCAATAGGATTCGATGATCCTGCTTTATCATTTGTACCACAAAAAACAAATACATATGAACCAGTATCATTTGGTGAATTATTATTAAATACAAAAAGAGTATGTGATGATTTATTAGATATGGAATTTGTAGATCAAAAAATAGCTGTATCAGCAAAAGATCAACGAATGTTTGGATTATTGCAATATAGGAAAGATGAACAAGATCAAATAGGACACGCTGTAGGAATACGTAGTAGTCACGATAAAAGTATGTCTATTGGATTCTGTTCAGGAGCTACGCTATTTGTTTGTGATAACATGGCATTTACTGGTGAAGTAACGTACATGAGAAAACATACAAAAAATGTATTTGACGATCTAAAAGAAAAGCTAGTAACTACAATATACAATAGCAAAGATAAGTTATTTAATATTGAAGAAGACGCTGAAAAACTAAAGAATATTGAAATAAACAATGATGATGCATATGCGTTTATTGGTAAAGCTTTAGGACACAAAACTCTACTAGCTAGACAAGCTCAAAATGCTATTAAACATTGGAACAATCCACCATACGCAGACTTTATGAATAAAGATGCATGGTCATTATACAATGCTAATACAGAAGCTCTAAAAAGTACACAACCTAATAAGATAATAGAAAAGCATATTGATCTACATAGTAGAATATTAGATCATTTTGGAATAGGTTAATTATAAATATGGAAGCAGTGCATCCTCATGTTATTACCTCGGTTAAGAGACTCCGCATCTCTACACTTTGTACTGCTTCCTTTATTGTTAGTTTAATCACCGATGAACAGAACATAGAATCAAAAACTATCATAACTCTGTAAAAATGCTGGGCAATAGACTTATGACGATAAGTATGCCAACTATAAACACACACGGTTACAGAAACATTTGCGTTTCTAGGGGCTAATTAAACTAATACAAAAAAGGATAAAACATGAACAAACCAACAAAAACAAACATTAAAAAGATCTTTAGTAATACTGGAATACAATTAACACCTGATTCTACTGAAATGATAGAAAGAGAATTAGTAACTGTTGTAGAACGTATGGCTAAACGATGTGTTGATGGTAATTTAAAACGATTAACACCAGAGCTATTTTACGTAGCAATGGGAAGGTTAAACATGTAATGAATAAACAAATTGTAAAACTTATTGAACAACGATTGGAAAAAGGTAAAAAAGAATATAATGAAGAACTAAATGTTAATGATGGTCGTGATTGGTTACAAGAAGCATTAGAAGAACAATTAGATGGAATGGTGTATATAACAGCAAAACTACTTCAACTAAAAAAAGCTGAAACTGATTATCAATCTTTAGATGCAAAATGGAATGTATTGTTAAGCAAATCTGAAGAAATAGAAGATTATGCTAATGATATACAGCAAATGTCTGAAGACCTTAGAATTTATGTAAAAGACATTACATGAAAACTAAACAACCAGAACCACCTATGATAGTTAATTGCAAAATAACTGCAACGTGGAATACTGGATTAACAGAAGAAATAACAACAGGCAGTAATCAATTCTTAGATACTTTCTTAGAAAGTGTAGAATACACAGAACGAGAAGATAATTGGAATTTATGCGAAGGTTGCTTTGAGTATGTACATATAGATTATACTTACAGCAACGAACAGCCTTGGTGTCCAGATTGTGCCACTTCACCTTGTTGTGGTGCTGAAGTAATTGTAGACCATAACATATGTAAACAATGTAAGGAACATATATAAAATAACAATAGGAGTTAAAATGAAAGACATGAGTATTCATGAAAAACTAAATGTAATACAGACCTCATTAAAAGTAGAAAAAGGTCATACAAATAATTTTGGTAAATATAACTACAGAAATTTAGCAGATATATTTGAAGGAATAAAACCATTGCTAAATGAAACTGGTTGTTACCTTACTGTATCTGATGAAATTGTAGGAGTTAATGGATTCAACTATATCAAAGCAACAGCTACTTTTGGTGATGGAAACGATTCTATTACAACTGAAGGATGGGCAAGAGAAGCTGTAAACAAAAAAGGTATGGACGACAGTCAAATAACAGGTGCTACTTCTTCATATGCAAGAAAATATGCTTGTAATGGTTTGTTTGCTATTGATGATACAGCAGATACAGACAGTATGGACAACAGAAAAGAAACCTTAATCAATGGTAAACCAGCTACAAAAGGACATATCACTGTTAATCAGAATGTAAAACTAGAACGTTTAAGCAGAGATCCTGTTTTTAATGGAACAGATATGCCTAAAAAAGTACGTACTTTAATTAACGATAATGTAACAGAAGAACGTGCTCAACAAGCTATTGATAAAATAAGTAAACAAATAAAAGAACTACGTAAACAAAATAAAGGAGTTAAATAATGAATGGTGGATTTGAAACAACTGGTACAGTTAAATCTGTACAAATAGAGTATGATGCAGAAAAACAATGGGGGACATACAATCCTACATTTGACATGTTTCTAACCATAGAATATAATGACGGACAAGACTGGGATAAAACATTAACTATTCATGGTAATGTTAAAAAAGATCTTCCTATAACAGATCCTAAATCTTGGGGTGCTGGATTTAAAGTACGAACATTCTTTGAAGCTGCTTTAAATAAAAAGAATCTATTAATGAATGATGATTACACACTTCCTGAATCATGGTTAGATGATGTTGTTGGTAAACAGTTTATGGTTTGTAGTTATAAAACAAATAAAATGAAAAAAACTGGTAAGAATTTCTGGAATACATATCAAATTGTTGCTCCAGCAGGATCACCAGCAGGTACATTAAAAAATAAAGTAATTAAAGATGTACAAGATGGTTGGATTAAAGATGCAGCAGAAGATGATTCTAGTTCTTCTTCTACCGCTCCATCTACACCACCACCTACAGTTACACCTACTAATGTTGACACAAGCTTTGACATTTAATTATGAAAAAGCCAACTGTAAGTCACATTATTAAAGAATGGTTGAGTAACAGATTGGAAAGTGGTATAGATACAGTGGCATCCCACGAAATCGAAACTACATTAGTCGAGTATGGCAAAGAGTATTGGGGGAGACAACATTCCCCCAGTACTTGGAGCAGAGCTTGGAGAACATTAAAAGCTGGAAACGAACTCGATGAAATAGATGTTACGTCCATTGAACCCATTAACACTGAAAGTGCGGAGACTACATGGAGAATAAAAACTGGTACATAGAATACGCAACTGGAAGTATTAGTAATCGTAATCAATTGTGCAAAATAAACGAATTTGCAGAAATAGCAAAAAACAATATTGGTAAAGAAATATATAGATCTATGTTTTTATATGATGAAACTATTGTTGACTTTGTATCTAAAAATCAAACAGTAGTTGGTTTTAACGGTGTACAAAGCATAGATAAACTTGTTGTTGATGTTGATTATATAATTAATGATAACGAACTAGGAAACCAAACACGTAAAAAAGTAATGGATGTAGTAGATGTAATGGAAAAACTAACTATAGATCCTACACATTATAACCTTTGGTTTTCTGGTAAAGGTTTTCACATTCATCTAGCAAACGTATATGAGTTTAAAGATTCAAATCAAATAGCAAAACAAGTACGTGCAACTATGCAACGTGATTTTGGGGAGCATATTGATTTAATCTACGATAGCAGAAGACTTATACGTGCTGGATTTTCATTAAATAAAAAAACTGGATTATATAAAATTCCTATTTCTTTTGAAGAACTAGAAACGCTTAGTTATCAACAAATCGCAGATTTGGCTAGAGAACCTAGACAAGACTACAAACCGCATAGAATAAAACAAGAAAAACTAGATGCATTAGAAGCAATGGACATGAGTCGTAAAAACATTGCAGAAATACGTAAAGTATTTGATAATGCTAAAGGTGAAACCACTCGTTTTATTACATGTGCTCAACACATATATAATGCTGGACACGTACCAAGTAAAAGACATAAACACTTATTAGCTCTCGTGAGCATATGGCGTAAAAAATACGCATTTGATAAAGTAGGTTGTGATTTTCTTGCTCGTGCATATATGTCAAACATGGATAAACCTTTACCTTCCGTTGAAGTAAGCAAAATAGTAAGTGACGTATTTAAGAATGATTACTATTATGGTTGCAATCATCCAGATTTACAACCATATTGTGATAGTAAATGTATGTTATATAAATACAAGAACTTAGACGAAGAAGCAAACGTATTAACAGCAGAAGATATGATTAACAATCTAATTAACCATTATCAATCTGACTATACAAATAGACAATTTGATCTAAAATCAGTATTTCCATTTATGCAACAATCACACTTGTTTACTACAGGTCAACTAATAACATTAATTGGAGACACTGGGTTAGGTAAAACTGCTTTTGTAAGTTACTTGATAACACAATTACCACATCTTAAAACATTATTTTTATCATTAGAAGTTGATGAGTTTACAATGTCAAGAAGGCTGCTTCAAGCTTCTTTAAATAAATCAAAACCTGAAATCATACAATTTCTAAAAGATAGAGATATGGATTTAATACGTAAAGCAAATGAAAAGATAGATCATATTAAACTTGAATGTAGTAGTCCAGACATACAAGATTTAGCAAGTCATGTGTCAGAACATGAAGCTAAAATATTAGTAGTAGACACAATAGATCGTGTCCCTGCTAAATATGCTGGTAAAGACGATTTTGCTAGACAGGAAGTAATAGCAAATGGTTTAAAAGATCTAGCAATGCAAGAAGATATAATGGTGATAGCTGTACATCATATTTCAAAATCAGCCTCGTTTAATCTAAAACAAACTAACACTTTAGATGTGCATAGTGGTAAAGGCAACAGTGCCATAGAACAAAAATCAGACCAGTTTATCACATTTACAGGAAAGAATCCACGAGGAAAACAACGTGTTGTAAAGTCTGTCAAAGCTAGAGATGAATCTACATTTGAGATATTGCTCAATTTTGATTGGAACACATTTACTTTTGACAAAAGAAACTAAAAACTGTAAGGCACAGACTAGCAATTTGTGCCTTATTACACATACAAAAGGTATTAAAATGGCTATTGTAGAGATACATATAAAAAATAATACAATTGAAAAAGTATCTGGTGAAAATACAATTGTATATATTCACGATCACGATTCAAAAATAACTACAACAATGTTATTTAAAAAACAGGAACAAAAATATGAACAACGGACACGTACTAACTCTCTTTGGTTTTCCGATATTAAAGAGATTGTTAATAAGAAATAAAGAACATACAACATATAAAATAACTTTATTTAGAATCTTTATGATTAGTGTAGGGTTTTCAACATATCAAGGAGAAAACATACATATAATGTTAGGATTTACTAGATTAGAGTTATTTACTTCATTTACAATTAAAAATAGGTGGTTACGATGAAAATACCAACAACAGAAATAAAACCAATGCCAAAGAATAAACGCATGGCTAACCTTATAGAGCATTTAGCAAATTTAGAAGCTGCTGATTATGATAGATTAAGCAGTGATGGAAAAGAATCATTAGGTAAGATATGGAATTTATTAGGTATGCCTAGTCAAGAAGCATTAAATAAGGATAAAAATAATGAAAAAAAAGATTAAAATCGGTGATTGGGTAACGTTTAAAGCAGACATAGAACAAACTGGTAAAGTTGTTAGGATTATAGGTTCTGGAAAAAACGCTATGTTAACTTTATCCTCAGATGACACTTATGGTTTTGACGGAGATTATCTTAACGGAGAAACTGTTGTTGAAATGGAAGCTAAAAGATGTTGGTTGTTATGAGTGCTAAATCATCAAAAGCAAAAGGTCGTAGGCTTCAAAATTTAGTAAGAGATAAACTTAGATCTAAATTTACTATCTTAGAAGAAGATGACATTAAATCTCAAACAATGGGAATGACAGGAGAAGATATAGTTCTTTCTCCTGCTGCACGAAAATTAATACCGTATTCTATTGAATGTAAAAACGTAGAAAAACTAAACATATGGAAATCATTAAAACAGGCAGAAACAAATGTACATAAAGATGCAACTCCTGTATTAATTATTACTAGAAACAACACACCAGTCTACGTAG